GTGCGGGTAGACTTCGGTCGTGAGCAAACTGAGCGAGAGCAAAAAAAAAAGACTCAGGCCGCAGTAGTCCAGAAGCTGCTGAAAAACGTGGAGAAAAAGTTAGGGGGCGAGGACGTAAAGGCGACCTTGGGGGATTACATCCGGCTGGTGCAGCTCCAGCAGGAACTGGAAGAAGAAGAGCCGAAGGACATCAAGGTGACCTGGGTGGACCCGAAACCCGAGGAATAGAATACCGGCCACTGCCTTCGCAGAAGCGGTTCCACGAATCGGGGGCGCGGTTCAAGGGGTTTTCGGGGCCGATCGGATCGGGGAAAAGCCAGGCGCTGTGCCAGGAAGCGATCAAGCTTAGCTATTTGAATCCGGGGCGAACAGGGCTGATCGGGGCTCCGACGTATCCGATGCTGCGGGATGCGACGGTGGCGGGACTCCTTGACGTACTTGGAAGGAATCGAATCCCGCACGAAGTGAATCGGGCGGAGAACTATCTGGTGATGGGGGAAACGAGATCGAGGATCTTGTTTCGGGCGGTGGAGGAGTTCGAAAGGCTGCGTGGAAGCAACCTGGCCTGGTTCGGGCTGGACGAACTGACGTACACGTCGGAAGAGGCCTGGCTGCGGCTGGAAGGGCGGCTAAGAGATCCAAAAGCAGCCAGGTTGTGCGGGTTCGCGGTGTGGACACCGAAGGGTTACGACTGGGTCCATGAGCGATTCGTGGCGGAGCGGGTGGATGGCTATGAGGTGGTGGCGGCGCAGGCGTTCGAGAACCGGCATCTGCTCGAGCGGGTGCCGGATTATTACGAGCGGCTCAAGAGCAGTTACGACTCGCGGTTCTATCAGCAAGAGGTGCTCGGACAATACCTGCACTTGCACGCGGGGCGGGTGTACTACGGGTTCGAGCGCGCGAAGAACGTCGCCGAAGTGAAGGTGGACCCAACGCGAGCGCTGCTGTGGGCGCTGGATTTTAACGTGGACCCGATGAGCTCGGTTATCGCGCAGATGGAAGGTGAAGGAGTGGTAGTGCTGGATGAGATCGTGCTGAGCCGGGCGACGACGCAGCAGGCTTGCGAGGAATTTCAGAGCCGGTTTCCGGGGCATAAAGCGGGACTGAAGGTTTATGCGGACGCGTCGGGAGCGCGCATGCAGACGACGGGCACTTCGGATTTAGCGGTTCTAAAACAGTTCTTCCGGAGCGGCGAGTACGGGACGGTGGAGTTCAAGGTGCCGAAGTCGAACCCAGCGGTGCGGGATCGGGTGATGGTGGTCAATGTGGCGTTTCAGGGGATGAAGATCGACGGGCGGTGCAAGGAGCTGATCAAGGATCTGGAGCAGGTGGCTTACAAGGAGAACACGCAGGTGATCGACAAGGACCGGGATCCGAAGAGGACCCACTTGTCGGATGCACTGGGTTACCTGGTGTGGCAGGAACTGCGAGTGGCGGAGAAGGTCGGAGAGAGAGGCAAAAGGCTGATCTGATGGCGTTCGATATCGATCAAGAGCATCCGGAGTATGTGGCACGGAAGTGCGCATGGAGAAAGTACCGCGATCTGTATGCGGGCGGCGAGCAATTCAAGACGAACGCGGCGGAATACCTGATCCGGCGGCAGAGGGAGCCGGGCGAGGTTTACGCGGAGCGGCTATGCAGAGTCTTCTACGAGAACTACATGGGCTCGATCGTGGACTGGTACGCGGCTACGCTGTTCCGGCGGGAGCCGGTGATTACTTTTGAGGGCGATGCTCCAGCGTCCAAAAGATTTTTCGCGGCGCTGGTGGAGGATACGGACCGGAGAGGGACGTCGCTGGCGGATTTCTTCCGGCGGCAGTTCACCGAGAGTCTGATCACGGGAACAAGCTATGTACTGGTGGACTTTCCGCGGGTGACCAATAAGCCGGAGACGCGCGCAGAAGAAGACGCGAGCGGCGCATCGCGGGCGTATCTGGTGGAGTACGCGGCGGATGACGTCATCAACTGGAATCTGGACGAGTACGGGAACTTCGACTGGGTGGTGATCCGCACCAAGCAGATCAAGAAAGATCGCGTAGAGGATCGGGAATGGCGGACGGAGACCAGGTGGGCGTACTACGACAAAAGGACGTACCGCATTTATCTGGAGGACGAGGGCGAAGCGGTCCTCATCGATCAAGGGACCCACGGGCTGGCCAAGTCAGGCCAGACGCCGCTGTTTGCGCTGAGAATTCCGGAAGGCCTGTGGATGCTCAACCGGGCGGGGTCGCTGCAACTGGAGCACTTCAACAAATCGAACGCTCTGAGCTGGGCGCTGACGATGGGGCTGTTCGCCATGCCGGTGGTGTATTCGGATCGTGAGTTCAGCCAGATGGTGGGCGAGAGCTACTACATTCAACTGGGGCCGGAAGACAAGTTCGGGTGGACAGAGCCAGAGGGCAAGGTGTACCAGATCGCGGCGGACAATCTGGAGCGGCTGCAGGAAGAAATCTACCGTGTGTGCTACCTGACGCAGGCTGGCGCAGCGCTGGACGTGACGGGGCGGCAGAGCGCGCTCGCCAAGCAGCGGGACTTTTCGATCACGCAAGAAGTACTGAGGGGATATGGGGACGCGGTCAAGGAGCAGATCCGGCGAGTACTGCGGGCGACGGCGGCGGCTCGCGAAGACGGGCTGGATGTGAGCGTGACGGGGATGGACGAGTTTGACATCGCGGACTTTGGCACGGAACTGGAAGATGCCCGGCAGCTGCTGGCGCTGGGAGTAGAGTCGCCGACGCTGAAGCGGGAAGTGTTCAAGAAGCTCGCGCTGAAGTACCTGTGCGACTCGCGGCAGGACGTGAAAGATTGTATCGCGGAAGAGATCGAGGGGGCGTAACAAATGGCAGAGGAGATGGACATTCGAGTGGTGCTGGACGAACTGGCCGAGGAGCGGCGACGGCGGGAAGGGTTGGAGAAGCGGGTGGAGGACGCCGAGAGGGGATCGGCGATCCGGGCGGAGCTGCAAAAGCTGGGGGTGGCGAAGGTCGAACTGGCGTACAAGGCAGTCAAGGAAGATGTTCCGCACGAAGCCGGCGAGATGAAGGAGTTCCTGGCGAAATTCGTGGGAGAGAATCCAGAGCTGCTGCCGGCGCGGCTGGCGGGAGGATCGGGAGCGACGGGGGCGGCTCGGGGGAGCGGCGCGGCATCGAGTGCCGTGGATATCGACAAAATCCGCCCGGGGATGAGCGCGGAAGAGATGGACAGGGTGAGGCAGGAGATCGCGCGGGTGGCGTCGCAAACGCTGCGCGGGCTGTAAAAGCGGGAGACAGAAGTCAGAATTCAGGAGTGAGAAATAATGGCGGCAATTACATCGAGTAACGTGGCAAACGCGATTGTGAAGCTGGTGGCGGCGGATGCGCTACCCGCGTTAATGGGGAACCTTGTCATGGGCAACCTGGTCAATCGCGACTATGAACCGGCGCTGGCGCAGGCGGGAGACACGATAAACGTGCCCATTCCACCGGAGCTGACGGCGCACAACCTGACGGAAGGCAGCACAGTCTCGACGCAGAATCCAAACCTGGACAACGCGCAGATCGTGCTGAACACGCACGCGGAGGCGACCTTCCTGATCCCGGACGTGACCAAGATTCTGGCTGTTCCGGATCTTCTGAAGCTATACATGCAACCGGCCGTAGTGGCGCTGGCGGAAAAGATCGAGGCGGATCTTTTGGGTTTGTATGGATCTTTCACCGCGAATACGGCGGTGGGGACAGGCGGGACGGCGATCACGGAAGCGGTGGTGGATTCGGCGGAGACGGGGCTGTTCGCCGCCAAGGTTCCCGCGAATGCGGCGAAATTTTTGGTGGTGGATCCCGCAACGTATTCCGCGCTGCGGCAAATTCCTCGCTTCAGCGAATTCAACTCGGCCGGCGAGGCGGGTTTGCGGGCGCTGGTGGATGGGGCGGTGGGAAAGATGAAGGACTTCTATATCTTCCGATCGCAGTTTGTGATGAAGACGGGCACTAGTCCGGTAACCACGCATAACCTGGCGTTCGCGCGAGACGCGATCGGCCTGGTGGTGCGGCGGCTGCCGAGACCGCTGCCAGGTACGGGCGCGATCGCGGAGTACGCCGAGCTGGGCAATTTCGGAATGCGGGTGACGATGAGCTACCAGCCGAACACGCTGGCGCAGCAGTTCACCGTGGACGTGCTGTATGGCTCGGGCGTGCTGAGGAACAGCTTCGGGGTGCAGGTAAACAGCTAGGGGATGCGGCCGGCGAAAGGCCGGCCCTACCTGCTGAAAGCAGCTTATGGACTTGCTTGGGTATTACGAAAAGATTCGCCGGATCGAAGCTGTGATCGATGCGGTGTTCGCGGTGGTGACCAGCCGCGCCACGCCAGATGGGGGCCGCGCGGGGGTGAAGACGGAGCTGCCGCGAGCGGTGGCGGCGCGTTTAATCGCGGATGGGAAGGCAGATCTGGCGAGTCCGGAGGAGACGGCTCAGTTTCGGGCGGAAACCGAGGCGAAATGGAAAGAGGCGCAGCTCAATGTTGCTGACCGACGGTAGCCCCAATACGACCGAGGACCTGCGCGTGTACGAGTCGGCGATTCTGGGCGTCGCGAACGGCGAGATGATCGACCTGGGCGTGAAGCTGAATCTGGCGACGGAGGAGATCATACAGGACATACTGGATTTTCTGCTGGCGCACGCCGGGGCGGATCCGCGAGCGGCGGGGCGCAGAGAGCTGGGAGCGGCGGACGTGGTGATCAGCCGGCAGCTCAAGCGCTGGCATGCGGTACACACGCTGGAGATCGTGTACCGGGACGCATTCAACAATCAGCTCAACGACCGGTATCAGGCAAAATTTGTGGAGTACCGGGAGCTATCGCGAAGCGCACGGGAACGAAGTTACGGCTTCGGTGTGGGGCTGGCGCTGATTCCCATTCCGCAGGCAGAACCGCCGGTGTTCAGCGCCGTGGGCGGTCTGATTCCTGCAACCACTTATTACGCGCGGGCGTCGTGGGTAGGTGCATCGGGGCAAGAGGGACAGCCGAGCGAGATGACGGCCTACGATGCGCCCGCCGGAAGTCTGCCCGTGGCGCAGATGATAAATCCGCCGTCCGTAGCGGCGGCGTTCAATATCTATCTGGGACTGACGCCGGATACGCTGTCGCTCCAGAATCCGACGCCGGTTCCAGTGGGTCAGAATTTCACGCTGGCGGGGCAGGGGTTATCGGCCGGTCCAGTGCCCGGTGAAGGGCAAGCCGGCGACACCTATATCAGCGGCGGCTGGATCCTGCGGCGAGGTTGAAGAGATGGCCAAGACAGGAAGCGTCGCGACGCGAAAAGTGGTGGAGTTCCTGACAGCGCCGGATAAGGGGCTGGGTCCGGCGGTGGCCAGGATCGCAGAAGAAACGGCGATGGAACTGGCGGCCATTCCGCCGGCCCACGTGATGAACCAGAACGTCTCGGTCGAGCTGAGCGAGCGTGCGCAGATCGTAAAATATCCGGCCGTCTATGTATATACGGACCGCGTTCGGAACCTGCTGACGGAGAAGTTCCGGACATTCTCGGGCAAGGTTCGAACGGTGGCCGAGGTGTGGGTGTCGCAGGATCGGATGGAAGGGGTGGAGGAGCAACTGCGGCTGTATGTGGAAGCGGTGACAGAGGTGTTGGATGCGAATCGGGGGAACTGGGGAGAAGGGGCGTTTTTTACGGGCGGGTACGAAGTAAGTATCGATCCGGTGCGGCACGGCGGAAGAAATTTCCTACAGATCGCGAAAGTGGAGTTTGAAGTGGACATGTCCGTTGCTTGAATCACGCACGACGCTGAAAAACGCTGTGCGCTTCACTAAGCCGCAAATAAACGCAAATTAGACGCAAATGAGTTGCTACATATCATCGAACAACAACAGAGTGTACGTGGCGCTGGAGTCGAGCTACGGTCAAGCGGCGGGCATCACGGGCGCGAATCGAATTCCGATCGTGAAGCTAACGGCGCGGCAGGTTCAGGAACAGATCGGGCGCCGGGACAAGACCGGCAGCCGCACGTTCGCAGGGCTACCGAACAGGATTCGGAGGCGCACGAGCTTCCAACTGAACACGTTCATGACGCAATGGACGGACCAGACAGTGCCGCCGACGCATGGGCCATTGTTTCAGGCAGCGATGGGAGGCTCGCCAGTGATCTTCGCGGGCGGAACGGTGGCATTGGTCACCGGGCAGACGCAGATCGAGTTCACGGCGGCCCACAGCCTCACGGCCGGCCAGGCGATTACGTCAAGCGGCGAGATCCGGTTTGTCGCGGCTGTGCAGAACAGCACGACGGTGTTCATCAACGCAGCGTTTTCTGTCGCGCCGGTAGCGGGATCGGTCATCGGAGCGACGGCGACGTTCCGACTGGCGACGGACCTGGGAAGCGCCACGATCTACGATTACTGGGATCCCAGTACGGTGGTGCAGCGGATCCTGAACGGCGCGGCGATCGACACCATGAAAGTCAAGGTGAATGGAGACTTTCACGAATTTGACTTCTCGGGTCCGTCGCAGGACCTGGTGGACAGCGCGAGCTTTATGAGCGGGGAAGCGGGACTGGAGAATTTTTCCGCGGAACCGGATCCGGCTGACTTCGATTACACGATTGTGCCGGGGCACCTGGGGCAGGTGTGGATGGGCTCGCCGGAAAGCCAGTTCTTCACGCTGACGGCCGCCGACCTTACGTTGACCAACAACATCGCCCAGAGGCTGCATGAATTCGGCAGCGATTTTGCGAGGTGCATCGCGGCCGGAGAGCGGACGGTGCGGCTGAATTTTCGTATTTTCGAGCAGGATGACGCGCAGACGAAGGGGTTGTATCAGGCGGCTCGGCAAAGGTCGCCGATCGGGGTGATGCTGCAGTTAGGAGAGCAGCCGGGGCAATTGTTCGGGGCGTATATGCCGGCGATGGTTCCGGAAGTACCCGAATTCGACGACAGTGAGACTCGACTACAGTGGTCGTTTCAAAACGACCGGGCACAGGGGACGGTGGATGACGAACTCTACATCGCTTTCGGGTAGCGCAGGGCACCAGAGCTCGGCGTGGTTCGACGCGGAGACGAGCGCGGGGGTGCGGTTCCGAGTGGCGCGGATCTCCGTGGCGAGAAGGATCGAGCTGGCGCGAAGGATTAGAGAAATCGGCCGTAAGGTCGAGTTTCTGGAGGCGGGTCAGGATCCGCGCGAGAAACTCGAGGCGGCGGTGCTGGCGGCGGAGATCGATCGCGTGTATCTGGAGTGGGGCTTAGAGGAAATTCAGGGGCTGGCGATCGACGGG